TTACTTGTCAAAAATGGCTATTGCATCGTGTTTTTTCTGAGTATATAAATGGCTGTAAGTGCCCATCGTTTCAGTGATTTGAGCATGTCTCATGAGTGACTGTAAAACGAAAATATCTACACCATTATTTGCAAGATAAGATGCATAAGAATGTCTTAACGCGTGAATGTTATAATGAGGGAAAGCTTTTTGAAATTTCTTTTGAACATGACTGTAATGTTTGGGAGCCATTCCTCCGAAAATAAAATAACTACGTTCATCAAAATATTTGTTTAACTCTTTTTCACGTTGATGTCGTTCAGTTAACATTGTATTGATGAATTTAGGTAAAGGAACAATATCCTCTGAACTATCTGTTTTTGGTCTCGGATATATAGTTCTATTAGAGATGTCCATTGTTTTATTTATGGATATCTCTTTTTTGTATTTATTGTAGTCTGTCCAAACAAGCGCCATAGCTTCGCCAATCCTCAAACCTGTATAAAACATTAATGTAAATAACTCTCTGTAATCTTGCTCTTCAATGTCTTTGATTCTTTCTTCAAATTCTTCACGCATCATAAACTTAGGTTTTGGCTTTACACGCGGAATAGGTTTAATTGATATTGTTGGATCTGTACGTAATCCAAAGTATTTTTTAGCATAATTAATTACAACTTTAAAACCTGACCAAATTGTACGAGCAGAATTTGTTGATGCTACATTCTCTATTAGATATTTACGAAACTCTTGGCATTGATTTTGTGTTATCTTATTCATTTTTATATGCCCGAACTTAGCTTTAAAGTGTTTATGATATTCATTTTGTTTGCGTCGTTTTGTTTTAGGTCTCAAATCGCTATTTTCTAAATAGTGATGAAAAACATAATCAAATGTTTTTGAATCGCTATATCCTTCGTTTACATCATTCAAAAAAATAGCCTCTGCACTCTTAGCTTCACGCTTAGTTGAAAAACCGCGTTGCATCTTACGTTTGTTATTACCGTATACATCTTTATATCTAATGGAAAAATACCATTTACCTGTATTATCATCCTTATATACTGGCATTTTACTTCTCCCTCCTCAAAATTGGCAAAAAATAATAAGGGTAGGCGGGCTACCCGATAAAAATGTATAAAAAAAGACCAGATGAATTAACATCTGGCCAGCCGGATTGGTTACCGGAAATATGATTTTAAGCCGGATTGGTTACCGGAAATTTATATCTTGATTATAATAGATTAACGATAAAAAGTAAAGATAATTATGATAAAATGTTAGCTTTCATAAAATCTTCTATAATTTTTAAAGTTTCTTCATTGAAAGATATATGGCCAGTTGGATCGTAATCATTAAGTGTGCTTATTCTTTTTTTACTGATAGTGATAACTTGAGATGGAATTGCATAAGTTTGTTTGCCTACAAACCTTTCGTAACGCTCAATTATTTTTGCGAGTTGCATATAATTATTTTCAATCTCATCAAGTTCTTTTTCGATTGCTGAATTTAAGTTTTTTACTTTTGTGGATCTTGCGTGCATTTCTTTTATTCTATCCAAATCGAATCGTAAAGTTTTGTGGTCAGTTTTCATTTTTTCTAAAGCTTTTAGTATTAAATTCTCTTGTAATTTTAAAGAAAATTTGGTGTCTTTTGAAGTAAGTGGAACTATAGTAATTAGCTCATTGCGTTTGTTGTCATTTTTATTTAAAACGACGCAAAAATGATTCCCTGAGAATTCAGAACCAATGTTAACACCAAGTTTAGCGTATACAATAGTACCTCTTGGATACACTTTAAAGTTTTTTTGGTTAGTTAAGGTTGTTTCATTTTTAAAAATTATTGATTTTGTAAAAAGCCAGTCATCCAAATATTTAAATTTGAATTTTCCGCTATTGCAAACCTCTTCAAAGTTATTTACAGCTTTTAATATTTTATCTTTGCTACTTTTTTTGGTGGAATTTCTTTCCATCCCTCATCCTCCTCACGCCACACAGGCGCTGTCAATCACATTTTAGTTCTTTCGGTAATTTCAGACTCCATAACTCTTTGATGTGATTCTTTGGCTTCTCGAATCATATCTTTAAATTCTTGACTTTCGATAAACGCGTTAGCTTCTTCAATTTCCTCTTGTGTAAGTTTTTTTCTACCAGTGTTAATGTGTATATGCTCAATTTCTTCATATGATTCCATAATTTTTTATTTCTCCTTTACTTTTTATGTTAAAGCGCCGTATAGGAGCTTATTTCCTATATTCTTCTTCAACATACTTTTTTACTAAATATTCAAGAATAAGTTCTGTCATTAAATCGTTTTCTTCGTACTCTTTACGTAGTTCCTTTATTCTTTGGATTAATTTATCTTCTGGAGTTTTCAAATTAAACCCTCCTATAAAATAACTTTCCCAACCAACCTCACGCTTTCATTCCTATAAAAGTGAAGGTCGCGGTATTCTTTATTGAGTGAAACTAAAGTTAATCTATCATCTTCAACGAAGACTTTCTTAACGTACGCTTCTTCTTCAATGATGAATATACCAATCTGACCATTCTTTATATTGTGTGTTTTCTCTACAAATATAATTTCTCCATTTTTAAACATAGGTTCCATAGAGTCACCATTAACCTTTAATGCTAAATCATGCGGTGGCACAGGTCCCTTAACCATTTCAGTGAATAGCGTTTCATCGTGTAGACGTTCTCCCACGCCGGCAGAGACGCAACCATTGACATTAACCGGAGTTTTATCCTGTTTATATGAATTAATATCTACAACGTTATCTCCTTTAGAGTTTTGTTCATCTAACTGACTATTTGCGTAGTTTAGTACATTGCTTTGTCGCGGAGGTGTGAGTTGAGATGATATGTTATGAATTTCTTCAATAACTTTCGAATCATCCATTTCATGTATCAAATCTAAGGGTTTAACTCCAAAAACATTAGCTATTTCAGGTAGTTTGTCTAGTTTTGGACTTCTGATACCTTTCCTCCATCTTGTGACTGTTGTTCGGTTAACATCTACCAATTCTGCTAATTCACTATCACTCATATCTCTTTTGTTCATCAGACGTTCCAGATTCGAAGAAAATGAACTCATATTTTTATCTCCTTTAAATATATTATCTAACTAATGACTTCATTATATGCCTATAGTTCCAAAAATGCAATAAAAACACGAAAATATGTGCAGAGTAAAAAAAATATGTAAAAACCACTTGCAATTTTGGAACATCAGGTGTAGTATTGTTTTCAGGAGGTGTTCCAAAAATGCACAAAGACTTATATAGCTTTAGAAAAGCAGCGAAAAAGAACCAAGACTTTATGGGTGGTTTAATTGGTGTTTCGGGTCAACAATACGGAAAAAGAGAACGTGGAGAAATTCCCATTAATTTAGATGAAGCGATGATTTTTTCTAAAGCTCTCGAAAAACCAATACAAGAACTATTTCCAGAATATTTTTTTATTGAAAGAGTTCCAAAAATGCACGAAAGAAAAGTCACATCTTAATAGGAGGAATTAAAAATGAACTTAAAAATTCAAGTCGTATTGGATGACACAACAGAACTAAAAAATACTTTGGAGCAAATAGAAAATATCCACTCACAAAGTATTGAAAAATTAAATGTAGAAATCGTAATAAATTCTAATCATCCATGCGATCTAAATAATCTTTGATGTATTTAAGATTATTTACAATAACTTCTCCATTAATTATGGAGCTTGAACTAATAGGATTGCCATTTACACCTGACTTAGTGAGTTTAGCATTATGTTCTAACATAGCTATTACTAATTCAGATGCTAATTCTTTATTTGACTTTTCCATACTTATCACCTCCTTAGGTTGATAACAACATTATACACGAAAGGCGCATAAACAATATGCAAGAATTACAAACATTTTGTTTCCAATAAAAACACACACCTTGTCGTAGAAGGTATGTGTTACGGAAATTTTGTTCGGTTCTAATTACTATGACTAACAGCACAATTTTTGTTGGTATCGTCCCCAGCCCTGTATGGTGCTTAGGGTTTCCATCAAAGTCTAGCGTCCTAAAAGTTACTACCTTCTAGTACGCATACCTTGTTAACGTCTCAGTTGACTGTGGAACACAACAAACGATGTTCTAATTTAGACTTACTAACCTATAAAACCACAGGATGATTTAAAACCTCGCATAAGCAAGGAAATCACCTCCCAATGTAGTGGGGTTGGATTAATTATATAACGAAATATCGTTATGGACAATAAGGAGTGGTAAGATGCTGAACTTAAAAGAATTGAGAGAAGAAAAGGGGATAACACGCTATCAACTAGCGAAGCTAACAGAATTACAAAATTCGACAATTCGATCTATCGAAACAGAAGTTAAAAATCCCGGCTTCCTCACAGTAAAAAAAATATGCGATGCACTACAAGTTGATATCGCTAATGTAAAGGAGAAATAAAATGCAAGCATTACAAACAAAATCGAACATCGGCGAAATGTTCAACATACAAGAAAAAGAAAATGGAGAAATCGCAATAAGTGGTCGAGAACTTCATCAAGCATTAGAAGTTAAGACTGAATATAAGAAGTGGTTTAACAGAATGTCTGAGTATGGTTTTGAAGAAAATATCGATTTTACAAGGGTGACCCAAAAATGTCTTACCCAAGGTGGTTATCAAAATATGACTGACCACGCACTAACACTAGACACTGCAAAAGAAATCGCAATGATTCAACGTAGTGAACCTGGTAAACGTGCAAGACAATACTTCATCCAAGTTGAAAAAGCATGGAACAGCCCAGAAATGATTATGCAACGTGCTTTAAAAATTGCTAACAACACAATCAATCAATTAGAAACAAAGATTGAACGTGATAAACCAAAAATTGTATTTGCAGATGCAGTAGCTACTACTAAGACATCAATTTTAGTTGGAGAGTTAGCAAAGATCATTAAACAAAACGGTATAAACATCGGGCAACGCAGATTGTTTGAGTGGTTACGTCAAAACGGATTCCTTATTAAACGCAAGGGTGTGGATTATAACATGCCTACACAGTATTCAATGGAACGTGAGTTATTCGAAATTAAAGAAACATCAATCACACATTCGGACGGTCACACATCAATTAGTAAGACGCCAAAAGTAACAGGCAAAGGACAACAATACTTTGTTAATAAGTTTTTAGGAGAAAAACAAACATCTTAAAAGGAGGAATTATCAATGAACACACTATATAAAACAACCCTCCTCATCACAATGGCAGTTGTGACGTGGAAGGTTTGGAAGATTGAACGAAATACGAGAAAGCCTGTAATCAATCGAAATGATTTTAGTAAAGAGTCTACAGCAGAAACGATTGAGCGACACAGTGATCCTGATTCAGGAATAAAACTACTTAAGGCGTTTTCCGACTTTACTAAAGAGAACTTTTCCTAATTCTAAGAAGATGAAGTTTCGTTGGTACTCAAGTGACTCATGTAAAGCGGTAGAGTAAATCTTTTCACTGGAAACACCTTCATCAGCATTCTCTGTAAGTTTTTGAAGGTTCTTTTTGAAGTGTTCACTTTGACCACCGTATAGTTCATCAGCTTCATTAACAATTTTATAGTAAAGCTGTTCATATTCACTATATGACATATTATCCACCTCCTTTCACTAGGAGATAACTAAATTATACACAACACAAAAATAAAAAGGAGGAATAGATATGATGAAAAATAGTTTGCAAGCTAAAGAGCTTGCGGTAATTTTATCTGTTTCTAAATCCAAAGCAGGACAAATAATAAGAGAACTGAATAAAGAGCTTGAAGACGAAGGGTACATTGCGATACGAGGCAGAATACCAGTCCAATTAGCTAGGAAAAAATTCCCTTATCACGACTTATCAGACGAGAGAATAATGGAGGAGTTGAAAAAAGAAAATGAGTAACATTTATAAAAGCTATCTATTAGCAGTATTATGCTTCACAGTCTTAGCGATTGTGCTTATGCCATTGTTGTACTTCACTACAGCATGGTCAATTGCGGGATTCGCAAGTATCGCAACATTCATATTTTATAAAGAATACTTTTATGAAGAATAAAAAAACTGCTACTTGCGCCAACAAGTAACAGTATCAAGCACTTAAGAAAAATTTCAAGTTAAATATAAAATGAAAAACGGAGGAAGTCAAGATGTATTACGAAATAGGCGAAATCATACGCAAAAATATTCATGTTAACGGATTCGATTTTAAGCTATTCATTTTAAAAGGTCATATGGGCATATCAATACAAGTTAAAGATATGAACAACGTACCAATTAAACATGCTTATGTCGTAGATGAGAATGACTTAGATATGGCATCAGACTTATTCAACCAAGCAATAGATGAATGGATTGAAGAGAACACAGACGAACAGGACAGACTAATTAACTTAGTCATGAAATGGTAGGAGGCATGAAAAGTGAATGAATTACAAGAGAGAGAACTAGAAACATTTGAACAAGACGACCGATTCAAAGTAACAGACTTAGACAGTGCTAACTGGGTCTTTAAGAAACTAGATGCAATCACAACTAAAGAGAATGAAATCAACGAGTTAGCAAATAAAGAAATTGAACGCATAAACGAATGGAAAGATAAAGAAGTAGAAAAATTACAGAGTGGCAAAGAATATTTACAAAGCCTTGTAATTGAATATTTCAGAATACAAAAAGAACAAGATAGCAAATTCAAGTTGAATACACCTTACGGAAAAGTGACAGCCAGAAAAGGTTCAAAAGTCATTCAAGTTAGCAATGAGCAAGAAGTTATTAAACAACTTGAGCAACGAGGTTTTGACAACTATGTAAAGGTAACTAAAAAACTTAGCCAATCAGACATTAAGAAAGATTTCAATGTAACTGAAAACGGCACTTTAATTGACGCAAACGGCGAAGTTTTAGAGGGTGCTAGCATTGTTGAGAAACCAACGTCATACACGGTAAAGGTGGGAGAATAGATGGCCGAACAACTTAATTTGTACCAAAAAATAGCAGATGTTAAAGCGAATATTGCGGGCTTCACAAAAGATACTAAGGGATATAACTTTTCGTATGTTTCAGGATCTCAAATATTACACAGAATAAGAGAAAAGATGATTGAACATAATTTATTGTTAGTCCCTAATACGTCAAATGAAAATTGGACGACACATACTTTTAAAAACAAAAAAGGTCAAGAAGTGACAGAATTCATAGTTGAAATGGATTTGAATTATACATGGATTAATGCCGATAAACCAGAAGAACAGTATGAAGTTAGTTATCATGCTTACGGTCAACAAAATGATATTTCACAAGCACATGGCACAGCGTTAACTTATGCTGAACGCTATTTCTTAATGAAGTTCTTTAACATTCCAACTGATGAAGATGACGCAGACGCAAAACAAAAACAAGATAAATATTCAACAGTAAGTCAAGAATTTAAAGACATACTAACTAAAGAAGTTAATGATTTTATAGCCATAGCTAAAGAAAGTGGATTCGCGGAAAAATACCAGGAACAAATTAACAAATTAGAAAAAATGAACGTCGAAGCACTGAATAAAAACCAAATCAATGTAACCAGACAACAGATAAAAAAATGGCTTGGAGGAATTGAACAATGAATACATTAAATTTAATTGGGAACCTAGTGGCAGATCCAGAGTTAAAAGGTCAAAACAACAACGTAGTTAACTTTGTAATCGCAGTACAGAGACCATTCAAAAACAAACAAACTAACGAATATGAAACAGACTTCATTCGTTGTGTTGCATTTGGTAAGACTGCTGAAATCATCGCTAATAACTTTAATAAAGGTAATAAAATTGGCGTTACTGGTTCAATACAAACCGGTAGTTATGAAAATAATCAAGGACAGAAAGTGTTTACTACAGACATCGCAGTCAACAATATAACTTTCGTTGAACGTAAAAACAACGGTCAATCTAACAACCAACAACAGCATAATTCATATAACGCACCACAGAATAGACAGCAATCAAATAATCCATTTGCTAATGCTAATGGTCCTATAGAAATCTCTGACGATGATTTACCTTTCTAGGACGTGATTAAACGGCTCAAATCAAAAACTATATCACTCAAGATGACGGCACAACAACAGTCGTTATCGAGGGTGCCGAGCTAGGAGACAAAGAAACATTATTACTTGATAACGGCTACGAAGTCGAATGTGATTTGCGAATCGAAGACCCATTCAAAATAACAGACAAGCAACGAAGAAAAATATTTGCGCTCTGTAACGACATAGAGAGCCACACAGGCCAACCACGTGACTATATGAGGTATTTGTTCCAAGAATATGTAACGGTTCTGTATGACTATGACAAGAGTATTTCGTTAAGTGACTGTACACGGATGCAAGCGAATCAAATTATCGAGGTAACACTCGATTGGATATTTCACAACGACATACCGCTTAGTTATAAAACAAGCGACTTGCTGAAACAAGATAAATCATTCTTATACTGGTCAACTGTTAACCGCAACTGTGTAATATGCGGAAAGCCTCACGCTGATCTAGCGCATTACGAAGCAGTAGGTAGAGGCATGAACAGAAACAAGATGAATCACTACGACAAACATGTATTAGCGTTATGTCGCGAACATCATAACCAGCAACATGCGATTGGCGTTAAGTCGTTTAATGATAAATACCACTTGCATGACTCGTGGATAAAAGTTGATGAGAGGCTCAATAAAATGCTGAAAGGAGAGAAAAAGGAATGAATAGACTAAGAATAATAAAAATAGCACTCCTAATCGTCATCTTGGCGGAAGAGATTAGAAGCGCTAAAAAAATTAAAAAATTTACCCCTGAGGATTCTAAAGGTTTTCCTGATATAACAAAAGATTCAATAAAAGAACCTAAATAAAAATATTATGGTTGATAAAATCCCATTGTTCTTTTGTTAACCACCCTTGTTTGTTATTGACTATTTCTGTAACAAACAGCTTATCTCCAGAATCGAGATAAGGTTTCAACTTTTCTATCATTTCTGAAGTTGATAAAGAAGAACGGAATAAAAATGAAGATTTCCAATAATTGCAATGACCATTAGAAATTTCCTTTTTTATAACATTTCTCAATTCCTCATATTTTTGTCCGGGTGAGTTTAAATCATATGTTAACATATAAGGTTTTTCCATATTTTATTCACCCCCAATCTAACGCAGTAGCGATAACAAAATTATACCAGAAAGGAGATAACGAAATGGCAACATTTAGAGTTTACAAAGAATCAGGTAACTTTGTCACAGTACACAAAGATTTTATACATGATTCTAATATAAGTTGGAAGGCTAAAGGTATTCTACTTTATTTGTTAAGTCGACCTGATAACTGGCAAATTTACGAAACAGAACTAGAGCAACATTCAACTGATGGACTTAGCGGTTTAAAGAGTGGAATCAAGGAACTGGAAGAAATTGGATACATTCAACGTAGTAGAAAACGTGATAAAAGTGGTAGGTTAAATGGTTATGAGTACTTAGTATATGAGCAACCGCACCACATTCGATTTTCCAACGTTGGAAAAACCGTTAACGGTAAAACCAACAATGGAAAAACCGTTAATGGTAAATCGCATACTACTAATAATAATAGTACTAATAATGATTTAACTAATAATAACAATACTAATAATGAAGGAAGTATATTGTCGGGCAACCCGACGGTGTCTTCCATTCCCTATAAAGAAATTATCGAATACTTAAATAAAAAAGCAGGAAAGCATTTTAAACATAATACAGCTAAAACAAAAGATTTTATTAAAGCAAGATGGAATCAAGATTTTAGGTTGGAGGATTTTAAAAAGGTGATTGATATCAAAACAGCTGAATGGTTAAACACGGATAGCGATAAATACCTTAGACCAGAAACACTTTTTGGCAGTAAATTTGAGGGGTACCTCAATCAAAAAATACAACCAACTGGCACGGATCAATTGGAACGCATGAAGTACGACGAAAGTTATTGGGATTAGGGGGATATTATGAAACCACTATTCAGCGAAAAGATAAACGAAAGCTTGAAAAAATATCAACCTACTCATGTCGAAAAAGGATTGAAATGTGAGAGATGTGGAAGTGAATACGACTTATATAAGTTTGCTCCTACTAAAAAACACCCGAATGGTTACGAGTATAAAGACGGTTGCAAATGTGAAATCTATGAGGAATATAAGCGAAACAAGCAACGGAAGATAAACAACATATTCAATCAATCAAACGTTAATCCGTCTTTAAGAGATGCAACAGTCAAAAACTACAAGCCACAAAATGAAAAACAAGTACACGCTAAACAAACAGCAATAGAGTACGTTCAAGGCTTCTCTACAAAAGAGCCAAAATCATTAATATTGCAAGGTTCATACGGAACTGGTAAAAGCCACCTAGCATACGCTATCGCAAAAGCAGTTAAAGCTAAAGGGCATACGGTTGCTTTTATGCACATACCAATGTTGATGGATCGTATCAAAGCGACATACAACAAAAATGCAGTAGAGACTACAGACGAGCTAGTCAGATTGCTAAGTGATATTGATTTACTTGTACTAGATGATATGGGTGTAGAAAACACAGAACACACTTTAAATAAACTTTTCAGCATTGTTGATAACAGAGTAGGTAAAAACAATATCTTTACAACAAACTTTAGTGATAAAGAACTAAATCAAAATATGAACTGGCAACGTATCAATTCAAGAATGAAACACAATGCAAGAAAAGTAAGAGTAATCGGAGACGATTTCAGGGAGCGAGATGCATGGTAACCAAAGAATTTTTAAAAACTAAACTTGAGTGTTCAGATATGTACGCTCAGAAACTCATAGACGAGGCACAGGGCGATGAAAATAAGTTATATGACCTATTTATCCGAAAACTTGCAGAACGTCATACACGCCCCGCTATCGTCGAATATTAAGGAGTGTTAAAAAATGCCGAAAGAAAAATATTACTTATACCGAGAAGATGGCACAGAAGATATTAAGGTCATCAAGTATAAAGACAACGTAAATGAAGTTTATTCGCTCTCAGGAGCCCATTTTAGCGACGAAAAGAAAATTATGACTGATAGTGACCTAAAACGATTCAAAGGCGCTCACGGACTTCTATATGAGCAAGAGCTAGGTTTACAAGCAACGATATTTGATATTTAGAGGTGGACGATGAGTAAATACAACGCTAAGAAAGTTGAGTACAAAGGAATTGTATTTGATAGCAAAGTAGAGTGCGAATATTACCAATATTTAGAAAGTAATATGAATGGCACTAACTATGATCGTATCGAACTACAACCTAAATTCGAACTACAACCTAAATTTGGGAAGCAAAGACCGATTACGTATATAGCCGATTTCTCTTTGTGGAAGGAAGGGAAACTGGTTGAAGTTATAGACGTTAAAGGTAAGGCGACTGAAGTTGCCAACATCAAAGCGAAGATATTCAGATATCAGTATAGAGATGTGAATTTAACGTGGATATGTAAAGCGCCTAAATACACAGGTCAAGAATGGATGGTATATGAGGACTTAGTGAAAGTCAGACGTAAAAGAAAAAGAGAAATGAAGTGATTTAATGCAACAACAAGCATATATAAACGCAACGATTGATATAAGAATACCTACAGAAGTTGATTATCAGCATTTTGATGATGTGGATGATGAAAAAGATATGCTAGCAAAGCGCTTAGATGACAATCCGGATGAATTACTAAAGTATGACAACATAACAATAAGACATGCATATATAGAGGTGGAATAAATGAGTATCGTAAAGATTAACGGTAAACCATATAAATTTACCGAACATGAAAATGAATTGATAAAAAAGAACGGTTTAACTCCTGGAATGGTTGCAAAAAGAGTACGTGGTGGCTGGGCGTTGTTAGAAGCCTTACATGCACCTTATGGTATGCGCTTAGCTGAGTATAAAGAAATCGTGTTAGCCAGAATTATGCAACGAGAGGCTAGAGAACGTGAAATAGCTAGGCAACGACGTAAAGAGGCTGAGCTACGTAAGAAGAAGCCACATTTGTTTAATGTACCACAGAAACATCCAAGAGGACGTTATGCGTGCTACCTGATGGAAAACGACATATTCGTGAAAGTTAAGAAGTAGATCATGACAGATAGCGCACGTAAAGAATACTTAAACCGATTTTTCGGCTCTAAGAGATATCTGTATCAGGATAACGAGCGAGTGGCACATATCCATGTAGTAAACGGCACTTATTACTTTCACGGGCATATCGTACCAGGTTGGCAAGGCGTGAAAAAGACATTTGATACAGCGGAAGAGCTTGAAACATATATAAAGCAACATGGTTTGGAATACGAGGAGCAGAAGCAACTAACTTTATTTTAGAGGAGATGGAAATGATGAATAATCGCGAACAAATTGAACAATCCGTTATCAGTGCTAGTGCGTATAACGGCAATGACACAGAGGGATTACTAAAAGAGATTGAGGACGTGTATAAGAAAGCACAAGCGTTTGATGAAATACTTGAGGGTTTACCTAATGCTATGCAAGATGCACTCAAAGAAGATATTGAACTTGATGAAGCAGTAGGGATTATGACGGGTCAAGTTGTCTATAAATATGAGGAGGAGCAGGAAAATGAGTATTAGTGTAGGAGATAAAGTATATAACCATGAAACAAACGAAAGTCTAGAGATTGTGCAATTGGTCGGAGATATTAGAGATACACATTATAAACTGTCTGATGATTCAATTATTAGCGTTATAGATTTTATTACTAAACCAATTTATCTAATTAAGGGGGACGAGTAAATGCTTGAAATCATCGACCAACGTGATGCATTGCTAGAAGAAAAGCATTTAAACGACGACTGGTGGTACGAGTTAGATTATTGGTTGAATAAACGCAAGTCAGAAAATGAACAGATTGATATTGATAGAGTGCTTAAATTTATTGAGGAATTAAAACGATAGGAGATAACGAATAAATGAATAATTTAACAGTAGATCAATTAAAAGAACTTTTACAAATACAAAAAGAGTTCGACGATAGAATACCGACGCTGAACTTAAGAGATAGCAAGATTGCATATGTAGTTGAATTCTTTGAATGGTTTAATACATTGGAAACGTTTAAGAACTGGAAGAAGAAACCAGGTAAGCCGTTAGACGTACAGTTAGATGAATTGGCGGATATGTTGGCGTTTGGATTGAGTATTGCGAATCAACAATCAGACGATATGGAAGAAATTTTGGATTATGTAGAAGATGGCATTTTTACCGATTGTATAGATAGTGTTGAAATTGATTTTAATGACAGTGATATAGTTGATGAATTTATGTCAGATATAGACGAATTATACAACGGTTGGTTTAGTATTAATTTATTCTTACCATTCGCTATTGCAATCCAATACTACACTATCGACAAACTCATCTCAGCTTATAAAAAGAAAATGGAGCGAAATCATGCAAGACAAGATGGAACAGCAGACACAGAAAAAGGTTACGTGTAAAGACATATTAGATCGAGTCAAGGAGGTTTTGGGGAAGTGAGAGAACGCACTAAAGTTATATATCGTGGTTGGAATAAGGAGATATTTATTTTACAGGGTAAAAATATGAATGTTATTGGTTTGCGCCAAATATTTGATGAACTCAAAAGATTGTACGAAGGTTATAAAATCGTTGTTATTCCAATAGAAGTTGATTTTGAAATCAAATAAATAGGAGTGATGAGAAGTGACACAATACTTAGTCACAACATTCAAAGATTCATCAGGACTACCACATGAACATTTTAATGCTGCTAGAGATAATCAGACGTTTACAGTTGTTGAGGCGGAGAGTAAAGAAGAAGCGAAAGAGAAGTACGAGGAACAAGTTAAAAGAGATGCAGTTATTAAAGTGGGTCAGTTGTTTGAAAATATAAGGGAGTGTGGGAAATGACGGAGGTTAAAATTAAAACTATTTCAGATAGAGTTTATTACACAACAACAGATCTAGCTTCTGACGATTATATTAATCTTGTTATGAATCTAGTGATTGAGGATTTTCTTCCGGTCAAAGATGTGTTCAACAATGAAGTATGGGTTAAAAGAGATGAGATTGAATCATTTACATTTATTAAGGAGGCAAACGATGATTAACATACCTAAAATGAAATTCCCGAAAAAGTACACTGAAATAATCAAAAAATATAAAAATAAAGCACCTGAAGAAAAGGCTAAGATTGAAGATGATTTTATTAAAGAAATTAAAGATAAAGACAGTGAATTTTACAGTCCTACGATGGCTAATATGAATGAATATGAATTAAGGGCTATGTTAAGAATGATGCCTAGTTTAATTGATACTGGAGATGACAATGATGATTAAAAAACTTAAAAATATGGATTGGTTCGATATCTTTATTGCTGGAATACTGCGATTATTCGGCGTAATCGCACTGATGCTTGTTGTCATATCGCCTATCTATACAGTGGCTAGTTACCAAAACAAAGAAGTACATCAAGGGACAATTACAGATAAATATAACAAGAGACAAGATAAAGAAGACAAGTTCTATATTGTATTAGACAACAAACAAGTCATTGAAAACTCCGACTTATTATTCAAAAAGAAATTTGATAGCGCAGACATACAAGCTAGGTTAAAAGTAGGCGACAAAGTAGAAGTTAAGACGATTGGATATAGAATACACTTTTTAAATTTATATCCGGTCTTATACGAAGTAAAGAAGGTAGATAAACAATGATTAAACAAATATTAAGACTATTATTCTTACTAGCGATGTATGAGCTAGGTAAGTATGTAACTGAGCAAGTATATATTATGATGACGGCTAATGATGATGTAGAGGCGCCGAGTGACTTCGCAAAGTTGAGTGATCAGTCTGATTTGATGAGGGCGGAGGTGACAGAGTAGATGATGTGGTTAGTCATAGCAATTATATTACTAGTCATCTTATTGTTTGGTGTGATGTTGCAAGCTGAACAGTTAAAAGGCGATGTGAAAGTTAAAGAGCGGGAGATAGAGATATTAAGAAGTAGATTGAGACATTTTGAAGGTTAACGGGGGTTAAACAAATGAGTTTGAGAAAATCAACGCAAAGATATTTAGAAAGTGAATTAAGCAATTACAATTACTTCGATAAAGATATAGCGCGTGTAAGAGATGAAGTTTTAAACCCGTGGAGTCAACAAGATACTAATATCGGTGGAGATAGGGTGCAAAGCAATGTAAGTGTAACTGAAATAAAAGCTATTAGAGTTGTTAATGATAGAAGATTATCGCAATTGGCCAGAATGAAATCGGCTATAGAGGTTGTATATAATCATAGCACTACAGAAACTCAAAAACTTATGGAACTTTATTATTTTAAAAAGCCTAGAACATTAAATTTAACTGGTGTAGCTCAAGAAATAAATGTAAGTAAATCTACCGCTTATGATATGAGGAAAGATATATTAGTTAGGTTAGCTGATGAATTAGGTATAATACATTAAGTTTGGAAAAAGTCTGGAAAAATAACGTCACTTTCGGTGTTAATATGATAGCGTAAGATATTGACTATCTTACTGCGTTTCCCTTATCGCAATTAGGAATAAAGGATCTATGTGGGTTGGCTGATTATAGCCAATCCCTTTTTTAATTTTAAAAAGCGTATAGCGCGAGAGTTGGTGGTAAATGAAATGAACGAAAAACAAAAGAGATTCGCAGATGAATATATAATGAATGGATGTAATGGTAAAAAAGCAGCAATTTCAGCAGGTTATAGTAAGAAAACAGCAGAGTCTTTAGCAAGTCGATTGTTAAGAAATGTTAATGTTTCGGAATATATTAAAGAACGATTAGAACAGATACAAGAAGAGCGTTTAATGAGTATTACAGAAGCTTTAGCGTTATCTGCTTCTATTGCTAGAGGAGAACCTCAAGAGGCTTACAGTAAGAAATATGACCATTTAAACGGTGAAGTGGAAAAAGAGGTTACTTACACAATCACACCAACTTTTGAAGAGCGTCAGAGATCTATTGACCACATACTAAAAGTACATGGTGCATATATCGATAAAAAAGAAATTACTCAGAAGAATATTGAGATTAATATTGGTGAGTACGATGACGAAAGTTAAATTAAACTTTAACAAACCATCTAATGTTTTCAATAGAAACATATTCGAAATACTAACCAATTACGATAACTTCACTGAAGTACATTACGGTGGAGGTTCGAGCGGTAAGTCTCACGGCGTTATACAAAAAGTTGTACTTAAAGCATTGCAAGACTGGAAATATCCTAGGCGTATACTATGGCTTAGAAAAGTCCAATCAACAATTAAAGATAGTTTATTCGAAGATGTCAAAGATTGTTTGATAAACTTCGGTATTTGGGACATGTGCCTTTGGAATAAGACTGATAACAAAGTTGAATTGCCAAACGGCGCAGTTTTTTTGTTTAAAGGATTAGATAACCCAGAGAAAATAAAGTCGATAAAAGGCATATCAGACATAGTCATGGAAGAAGCGTCTGAATTCACACTAAATGATTACACGCAATTAACGTTGCGTTTGAGGGAGCGTAAACACGTGAATAAGCAAATATTTTTGATGTTTAACCCAGTATCTAAACTGAATTGGGTTTATAAGTATTTCTTTGAACATGGTGAACCAATGGAAAATGTCATGATTAGACAATCTAGTTATCGAGATAATAAGTTTCTTGATGAAATGACACGACAAAACTTAGAGTTGTTAGCAAATCGTAATCCAGCATATTACAAAATTTATGCGTTAGGTGAATTTGCTACACTAGACAAATTGGTTTTCCCTAAGTATGAAAAACGTTTAATAAATAAAGATGAGTTAAGGCATTTACCTTCTTATTTTGGATTGGACTTTGGCTACGTTAATGATCCTAGTGCTTTTATACATTCTAAAATAGATGTAAAGAAAAAGAAGTTATACATCATTGAAGAGTATGTTAAACAAGGTATGCTGAATGATGAAATAGCTAATGTCATAAAGCAACTTGGTTATGCTAAAGAAGAAATTACAGCAGATAGTGCAGAACAAAAAAGTATAGCTGAATTAAGGAATCTAGGGCTTAAAAGGATTTTACCAACCAAAAAAGGGAAGGGCTCGGTTGTACAAGGGTTACAATTCTTAATGCAATTTGAAATCATTGTTGATGAACGTTGTTTCAAGACTATTGAAGAGTTTGACAACTACACATGGCAAAAGGACAAAGATACAGGTGAATATACCAATGAACCAGTAGATACATACAATCATTGTATCGATTCGTTGCGTTATTCAGTGGAACGATTCTACAGACCGGTTAGAAAACGCACAAATCTCAGTTCGAAAGTTGACACAATAAAATCTCTAGGATTATAGGAGGGAACAAATGTTAAAAGTAAACGAATTTGAAACAGATACAGATCTACGGGGAAACATAAATTACTTATTTAATGATGAAGCCAATGTTGTTTACACATATGACGGGACGGAATCCGATTTATTACAAAACGTTAATGAAGTAAGTAAATACATTGAACATCACATGGATTACCAACGACCTAGATTGAAAGTGTTAAGTGATTATTACGAAGGTAAAACTAAGAACTTAGTTGAGTTAACACGACGCAAAGAAGAGTACATGGCAGATAACCGTGTAGCGCATGATTACGCATCTTATATTAGCGATTTTATTAACGGTTATTTCTTAGGTAATCCGATTCAATGTCAAGATGATGATAAAGATGTATTAGAAGCTATTGAGGCGTTCAATGATTTAAATGATGTTGAGTCACACAATAGATCTTTAGGATTAGATTTGTCAATTTATGGCAAAGCTTATGAGTTAATGATTAGAAACCAAGATGATGAAACGCGTTTATACAAGAGTGATGCAATGAGTACTTTTGTCATATACGACAATACAATTGAACGTAATAGTATCGCAGGAGTTAGATATTTAAGAACTAAACCAATAGACAAGACTGACGAAGATGAAGTGTTTACAGTTGATTTATTTACTTCTCACGGTGTTTATAGATATCTTACCAGTAGAACAAATGGATTGAAGCTCACACCACGTGAAAACGGTTTTGAATCACACTCTTTCGAACGTATGCCTATTACAGAATTTAGCAACAACGAAAGAAGAAAAGGGGATTATGAGAAAGTAATCACTTTAATTGATTTGTATGATAATGCTGAATCAGATACTGCTAACTATATGAGTGATTTAAATGACGCTATGTTACTTATTAAAGGTAATTTAAATTTAGATCCTGTAGAAGTTAGAAAACAAAAGGAAGCTAACGTGTTATTTTTAGAGCCAACCGTTTATGAGAATAGGGATACAGGTATCGAAACAGAAGGTTCAGTTGACGGCGGTTATATTTATAAACAATACGATGTACAAGGTACCGAAGCTTATAAAGACCGTTTGAACAGTGATATACACATGTTTACCAACACGCCTAACATGAAAGATGATAACTTTAGTGGCACTCAATCGGGCGAGGCAATGAAATACAAATTATTCGGATTAGAACAACGTACTAAAACTAAAGAAGGATTGTTCACTAAAGGGTTAAGACGTCGTGCTAAGTTGTTAGAGACAATACTTAAAAATACACGGTCGATTGACGCTAACAAAGATTTCAATACTGTTAGATACGTATACAACAGAAACTTACCTAAATCATTAATCGAAGAATTAAAAGCTTATATTGATTCTGGCGGGAAGATTAGTCAAACAACTTTAATGTCTCTATTCTCGTTCTTCCAAGACCCTGAATTGGAAGTCAAGAAAATAGAAGAAGATGAGAAAGAATCTATTAAAAAAGCTCAAAAAGGTATTTATAAAGACCCTAGAGACATCAATGATGACGAACAAGATGATGATACAAAAGATACTGTTGATAAAAAGGAATGATTGTAATTGCCTAACAAAAACACTCAAGAATATTGGGAAGAACGCGGACGCAAAGCAATCGAGAATGAGTTGAAGCGTGATAAAACTAAAGCTGAAGAAATAGAACGTATATTGAATATGATGATTAAGCGCATTGAAAAAGAAATCAATGCGTTTATTGTTAAGTACGGAGATTTTGCAGGCGTTACATTACAAGAAGCACAAAAGATTATTGATGAGTTCGATGTAAAAGCGTTTCAAGAAGAAGCAAAAAGATTGGTCGAAAACAAGGACTTTAGCGATAGAGCAAATGAAGAATTAAAGAAGTATAACACTAAGATGTATGTATCTAGAGAACAGATGTTAAAGATTCAAATAGAATTCTTAATTGCTTATGCAACAGCTCAAACAGAATTATCGATGAGGGAATATTTCGAATCAACAGCTTATCGTGTGTTCAGTGATCAAGCGGGTATTTTAGGTGAAGGTGTACAAGTAGCTAAAGAAGTTATAGATACAATCGTTGATACACAATTTCATGGTGTCGTTTGGTCAGAGCGATTATGGACTAATACTGAAGCGATGAAACAAGAAGTAGAAGAAATAATTGCTAATGTGGTTATTAGAGGTCGACATCCAAATGAATATGTTAAAGATATGCGCAAGCACCTAAACAAATTCGAAGGCACAGCAAGACAAAAGACTGCAGCAATTAAATCATTGCTTTATACGGAATCGGCACGTGTTCACGCACAATCAAGTATTGACAGCATGAAAGAAATTTCACCGGAAGGATATTATATGTATATTGCAAAAATTGATAGTAGAACAACTAAAGTATGCAAGGGGCTTAATGGAGAAATATTCAAAGTTAAAGACGCTAAAATTGGTGTTAATTTCTACCCTATGCATATCAATTGTCGTTCAGATTGTGCATTACTACCTAAATCTATGTGGCCGAAAAAACCAAACAAAAAACGACAAACAAAATACTTTGGAGGAAAAGTGAAAAGCGATGATTGATTTAAAAGTAAAAGTTTTTAAAGGCAAGTTAGCATTGTATGATAGTAAATTAAGTGTTTGGAGGATATTGGTATGAGCAATACTGACAAATACCTTAGAGACATAGCAAGAGAGTTAAAAGGTATACGTAAAGAGTTACAAAAGCGAAACGAAACAGTTATTATTGATGCAAACTTAGACAGCGTAAGGTCGGCAGTATTAGCCAATAAAGAAAAACCGAAATATAACGAACCACTCTTTTAATAGCTAGCACTTAATTGTGTTGGCTATTTTTTATGTCCAAAACGTGCTGATGACATAAAAAGCACGCATGGAAAAACAGTCGACAGACTATAAATGGAGGTATATCTCATGGAAGAAAATAAACTTAAGTTTAATTTGCAATTTTTTGCAGACCAATCAGATGATCCGGATGAACCAGGTGGAGATGGTAAAAAAAGAGATCCTGATAATAAAGAAAATGACGAAGGTACTGAAATAACTTTCACGCCAGAGCAACAAAAGAAAGTTGATGAAATACTTGAACGTCGTGTAGCCCACGAAAAGAAAAAAGCTGATGAGTATGCAAGAGAAAAAGCAGAAGAAGCTGCTAAAGAAGCTGCTAAATTAGCGAAAATGAACAAGGATCAAAAAGATGAATATGAACGCGAGCAAATGGAAAAAGAGCTGGAGCAATTACGCTCAGAAAAACAATTAAATGAAATGCGTTCAGAAGCAAGGAAAATGTTAAGCGAAGCGGAAGTTGATTCATCAGATGAGGTTGTTAATTTAGTTGTAACAGATACTGCTGAACAAACTAAATTGAATGTTGAAGCTTTTTCTAATGCAGTAAAAAAAGCGGTTAATGAAGCGGTTAAGATTAACGCTAGACAATCGCCATTGACTGGTGGAGATTCATTTAATCACTCGACTAAAAATAAACCGCAAAACTTAGCTGAAATAGCTAGACAAAAAAGAATTATTAAAAATTAACGGAGGCATTTAAATGGAACAAACACAAAAATTAAAATTAAATTTGCAACATTTTGCGAGTAACAATGTTAAACCGCAAGTATTTAACCCTGATAATGTAATGATGCACGAAAAGAAAGATGGCACGTTGATGAATGAATTCACAACGCCCATCTTACAAGAGGTTATGGAAAACTCTAAAATTATGCAATTAGGTAAGTACGAACCAATGGAAGGTACTGAGAAGAAGTTTACTTTTTGGGCTGATAAACCAGGTGCTTACTGGGTAGGTGAAGGTCAAAAAATCGAAACATCTAAAGCTACATGGGTTAATGCTACTATGAGAGCGTTTAAATTAGGGGTTATCTTACCTGTAACAAAAGAGTTTTTGAATTACACTTATTCACAATTCTTTGAAGAAATGAAGCCTATGATTGCTGAAGCATTCTATAAAAAGTTTGATGAAGCGGGTATTTTGAATCAAGGTAACAATCCATTCGGTAAATCAATTGCACAATCAATTGAAAAAACTAATAAGGTTATTAAAGGTGACTTCACACAAGATAACATTATTGATTTAGAGGCATTACTTGAAGATGACGAATTAGAAGCAAATGCGTTTATCTCAAAAACACAAAACAGAAGCTTGTTACGTAAAATTGTAGATCCTGAAACGAAAGAACGTATTTATGACCGTAACAGTGATACGTTAGATGGTCTACCTGTGGTTAACCTTAAATCAAGCAACTTAAAACGTGGTGAGTTAATCACTGGTGATTTCGATAAGTTGATTTACGGTATCCCTCAATTAATTGAATACAAAATCGATGAAACTGCACAATTATCTACAGTCAAAAATGAAGATGGAACACCTGTAAACTTGTTTGAACAAGACATGGTGGCATTACGTGCAACTATGCATGTAGCATTGCATATCGCTGATGATAAAGCGTTTGCTAAGTTAGTTCCTGCTGATGCAAAACCATCTTCAAATCCAGGAGAAGTTTAATAAATAATTAGGAGTGGTAACATGCCCGAAATCATTGGAATTGTTAAAGTAGATTTTACAGATTTAGAAGATAACAGACATGTCTATATGAAAGGGCATGTCTACCCTCGCAAAGGTTATGATCCTACAGATGAACGTATCAAAGCTTTAGCTAGTGTTGAAAATAAACGCAACGAACAAATGATTTACATTGTAAATGACAAATTAACCAAAAAAGAACTTGTCGAAATAGCAAGTGTTGCTGGCTTACAAGTTGATGAAAAACAAACAAAAGCTGAAATTATCAACACTTTTGAGTCACTAGAGTAGGTGGTTATATGACTACGCTAGCTGATGTAAAAAAACGTATTGGCCTTAAAGATGAAAAGCAAGATGAACAATTAGAGGAAATTATAAAAAGTTGTGAAAGCCAGTTGTTATCAATGTTACCTATTGAAGTTGAACAAATACCGGAAAGGTTTAGTTACATGATTAAAGAAGTTGCAGTTAAACGCTACAACAGGATTGGTGCTGAAGGTATGACATCAGAAGCGGTTGACGGACGTAGCAATGCGTATGAATTGAACGATTTCAAGGAGTATGAAGCTATTATTGATAATTACTTTAATGCTAGAACGAGAACTAAAAAAGGAAGGGCTGTGTTCTTTTGAGATATGAAGATAGAGTTATTTTTCAATTAGAACAAGTAGCAACTTACAATCCTAAAACTAGCAAAAAAGAAAACACACTAATCACTTATGATGCGATACCATGCAATATTAACCCCATTTCTAGAGCAAGAAAGCAACTTGAATTTGGTGATGTAAAAAACGATGTAAGTGTTCTGAGGATAAAAGAATCAATATCTTACCCTGTTAGCCACGTGTTGGTTAATGGCATTCGCTACAAGATAGTTGATACAAGGATATACAGACACGAAACGTCATATTATATCGAAGAGGTCAATTGATGAATATAGATGGATTAGACGCACTGTTAAACCAATTTCACGATATGAAAACCAACATTGATGATGATGTTGATGATATTTTACAGGAAAACGCCAAAGAATATGTAGTACGAGCTAAATTGAAAGCTAGAGAAGTAATGAATAAGGGTTATTGGACTGGTAATTTATCACGCAATATCAGATATAAAAAAACTGGCGATTTGCAATACACTATCACATCGCATGCAGCTTATAGTGGTTTCTTAGAGTTTGGTACTCGATACATGGAGGCAGAACCTTTTATGTGGCCAGTATATGAGGTAATAAGAAAATCAACTGTAGAAGAATTGAAAGCGTTGTTTGAATAGGAGATAAAAGCATGACACCGAACTTACAACTTTATAATAAAGCGTATGAAATGCTACAAGGATATGGATTCCCTGTTATTTCTCGTAAAGAGATGCAACAAGAGATTCCGTATCCTTTTTTTGTAATAAAAATGCCGGAGTCAAACAGAAGTAAATACACGTTTGATAGTTATTCTGGTGACACGAATTTAGTTATTGATATTTGGAGTGTAAGTGATGATTTAGGACATCATGACGGACTTGTTAAAAGATGTATTGATGATTTAACACCTAGCGTTAAAACAAACGATTATGACTTTGAAGAAGATGATACTAACATCACACAGTTAGTTGATGATACTACCAATCAAGAATTGATACACACATCAGTAACGATATCTTACAAAACATTTTAAAAAACGGAGGAATATTGAATGGCAAATATGAAAAATAGTAATGATCGTATTATTTTATTTAGAAAAGCTGGCGAAAAAGTAGATGCTACTAAAATGCTTTTTTTAACTGAATACGGCTTATCACATGAAGCTGATACAGATACAGAGGATACAATGGATGGTTCTTATAACACTGGTGGTTCTGTTGAGTCAACAATGTCTGGTACTGCTAAAATGTTTTATGGTGACGATTTTGCAGATGAAATTGAAGATGCAGTTGTAGATCGCGTATTGTATGAGGCTTGGGAAGTTGAAAGTAGAATACCAGGCAAAAATGGAGATGCCACTAAATTTAAAGCGAAATATTTCCAAGGTTTCCACAATAAATTTGAATTAAAAGCAGAAGCTAACGGTATTGATGAATATGAATATGAATATGGAGTGAATGGTCGTTTCCAACGTGGATTTGCAACACTACCTGAGGCTGTAACAAAGAAACTTAAGGCGACTGGATACAGATTCCATGACACTACAAAAGCAGATGCGTTAACTGGCGAAGATTTAACAGCAATTCCACAACCTAAGGTAGATTCATCAACGGTTACACCAGGAGAGGTATAAAAATAGGGCGTTAAGCCCTATTTATTTTGTTTAAATTAATCATGAATGGAGATTTTAAGTTATGAATGTAGAAATTAACGGAAAGTCATTAGAATTAAGTTTTGGTTTTAAATTTTTAAGAGAAATCGATAACCGATTAGGTTTAAAAGTTGAACAAGCTTCTATCGGTCAAGGTGTATCAATGTTGCCTGTAGGTTTAGAAAGTGGAAATCCGGTTGTGATTGGCGAAGTTTTAATCGCAGCTACATCTCACTTAAAAAAACAAGCAATTACTATTAATAACATTGATGAAGCATTAGATGAAATCGCAGAAAATATCGGACTAGAAGAATTCGGTTCGGATATTTTAACGGAGTTGGGAAAGCGACCTATGACCCGAAACCTAGTCGAAGTAGTGGAAGCGGAAGAGAAACCAGCGGAAGCGTAATAACTTACGACAGAATCGTTATAACTTGTATGTCAACACTTGGTATTACAGATTTGAACGTTATTGAGCAAATGACATTAACAGAATATAACTATCGAATGTATGCGAAAGAGTATGAAATGCTAACCCAAGAATTCGAACGTTACAAACTTGCGTTTGCTATTCGTGATGCTGCAGCTACTAAAAATGTTGGGACAGAAAATAAACCTAAAGAGGAATATGTTTTTAACAATGCAAACGACGTATTGCCTTATGAAGAAAATATCCAACGGCTTAACGAAGGTAAAGATATAAGATTTAGCAGCGAACGTGATGAATACGAACCACAAAATAATGAATTCTTTAAAGTTATAGCAGAATTTAATAAGCAATAGAAAGAGAGGTGTTAATGTGACGGAATATAAAATTAAAGCGACTATTGAAGCTAGTGTAGCCAAATTCAAAAGGCAAATTGATAGTGCGGTTAAGTCTGTGCAAAGATTTAAACGAGTAGCAGATCAAACTAAAGATGTTGAATTAAACGCTAACGATAAAAAATTACAAAAAACTATCAAGGTTGCTAAAAAGTCTTTAGATGCCTTTAGCAACAAAAATGTAAAAGCTAAATTAGATGCTAGTATACAAGACTTACAACAAAAGATATTAGAATCAAATTTTGAACTAGACAAACTTAACTCCAAAGAAGCTAGCCCTGAGGTTAAACTACAAAAACAAAAGTTAACTAAAGATATCGCTGAAGCAGAAGTTAAGTTATCCGAACTAGAAAAGAAGCGTATCAGTATTGACGTCAATGCAGATAACAGTAAATTCAATCGAGTGTTAAAAGTATCTAAAGCTAGTCTTGAAGCATTAAATAGGTCTAAAGCCAAAGCTATTATAGACGTGGACAATGGTGTTGCTAACTCTAAAATAAAACGCACTAAAGAAGAGCTTAAAAGTATTCCAAACAAAACTAGATCTCGACTAGATGTAGATACAGGGCTTTCTATACCAACTATTTATGCGTTTAAAAAATCATTAGACGCATTGCCGAACAAAAAAACAACAAAGGTAGATGTCGATACTAATGGTTTAAAGAAAGCTTATGCCTACATAATAAAAGCAAACGACAATTTCCAAAGACAGATGGGGAATTTAGCTAATATGTTCCGTGTGTTCGGTACTGTAGGTTCTAATATGGTTGGTGGATTACTAACTTCATCTTTTAGTATCTTAATACCTGTAATAGCGAGCGTAGTACCTGTAGTATTTGCGCTATTAAACGCTATCAAAGTGTTAACTGGCGGTGTACTTGCTTTAGGTGGTGCGGTAGCAATAGCCGGCGCTGGCTTTGTAGCATTTGGCGCAATGGCTATCAGCGCTATAAAGATGCTTAGTGACGGCACTTTACAAGCTAGCTCAGCAACAAACGAATACAAAAAAGCTTTAGATGGCGTAAAGTCAGCATGGACTGATATTATAAAGCAAAATCAATCCGCTATATTCACAACTCTTGCAAACGGTTTAAATACTGTTAAAACAGCAATGCAGAGCTTACAACCTTTTTTTAGTGGTATTTCAAGAGGAATGGAAGAGGCGTCTCAAAGTGTGTTTAAATGGGCTCAAAATAGCGGTGTAGCATCAAGGTTCTTCAACATGATGAATACAACTGGTGTTTCGGTATTTAACAAGCTATTAAGTGCTGCAGGCGGTTTCGGTGATGGATTAGTCAATGTATTCACACAATTAGCACCACTGTTTCAATGGTCGGCTGATTGGTTGGATAGATTAGGTCAATCTTTCTCTAACTGGGCTAATAGTGCAGCTGGAGAAAATTCGATAACTCGTTTTATTGAATACACAAAAACAAACTTACCTATCATTGGTAATATTTTTAAAAATGTTTTCGTTGGAATTAACAATTTGATGAATGCATTCAGTGGATCATCAACTGGCATTTTCCAATCTCTTGAACAAATGACAGCTAAGTTTAGGGAATGGTCTGAACAAGTAGGACAATCTCAAGGGTTTAAAGACTTTGTCAGTTATATACAAACTAATGGACCACTAATAATGCAATTAATTGGGAACATTGCAAGAGGATTAGTTGCATTCGCAACAGCGATGGCTCCTATAGCTAGTGCAGTATTACGCGTTGCAGTAGCAATAACTGGTTGGATAGCTAACTTGTTTGAGGCGCATCCAGCTACAGCACAATTAGTTGGTGTCATTATAACTTTAGTTGGTGCATTTAGATTTTTAATTGCTCCAATATTAGCGGTAATGGACTTTTTAGGACCATTAGCAGCAAGATTAGTTGCATTAGTAACTAAGTTTGGTTGGGCTAAAACAGGAACTTTAGTATTAAGTAAGGCAATGACATCATTAAAAGGTCCAATAAAATTAGTTACAGCTATATTCCAGTTGTTATTTGGCAAAATTGGATTGATTAGAAACGCAATTTCTGCATTAGTAACTGTGTTTGGTATTTTAGGTGGTCCAATAACAATAGTTATCGGTGTAATTGCTGCATTAATAGCTATATTCGTTTTATTGTGGAATAAAAATGAAGGGTTCAGAAACTTTATTATAAATGCTTGGAATGCGATAAAAACGTTTATGGTTACAGTTTGGAATGTATTGAAAACTGTAGCTTCGGTTGTATGGAATGCTATTTTAAAAGCTATCACTACAGCAGTAACTAATGTATACAATTTTATAATGATTATTTGGAATCAAATAGTCGCTTATTTACAAGGGTTATGGAATGGAATTATCGCTATTGCAACAACAGTATGGAACCTTTTAGTTACAATCATCACAACTGTTTTCACGACGATAATGACAATAGTTATGACGATATGGACAGCTATTTGGACATTCTTAAGTACAATCTGGAACACGATAATTACAATCGCTACTACGATTTGGAATTTGTTAGTCACTGTAATAACTACTGTGTTTACAACAATCATGACTATCGCAATGACAATTTGGAACGCTATTTGGACGTTCTTACAAACGTTGTGGAACACTATAGTTACTGTGGCAACTAAGGTTTGGAACGCTATCACTACAGCTATATCTACTGCGTTACAAGCGGCATGGAGTTTTATTTCTAATATATGGAATACAATTTGGAGTTTCTTATCTGGTATATTAACGACAATTTGGAATAAAGTTGTAAGCATATTCACACAAGTTGTATCAACTATATCAGACAAAATGTCTCAAGCTTGGAACTTCATCGTGACTAAAGGTATGCAATGGGTATCTACTATAACAAGTACGCTAATTAACTTTGTTAATAGAGTTATTCAAGGATTCGTTAATGTTGTAAACAAAGTTAGTCAAGGTATGACAAATGCAGTAAATAAAATAAAAAGCTTTATAGGAGATTTTGTGTCTGCAGGTGCTGATATGATCCGTGGTTTAATTAGAGGTATTGGACAAATGGCTGGCCAATTAGTAGATGCGGCTAAAAATGTTGCTAAGAAAGCTTTAGATGCAGCTAAAAGTGCTTTGGGTATTCACTCACCTTCACGTGAATTCATGGATGTTGGTGTGTATTCAATGCTAGGTTTCGTTAAAGGTATAGATAATCATTCAAGTAAAGTTATCCGTAATGTTTCTAATGTTGCAGATAAAGTAGTTGATGCATTTCAACCTACATTAAACGCACCTGACATTTCTAGTATTACAGGAAACTTAAGTAATTTAGGTGGAAATATAAATGCGCAAGTACAACACACACATTCTATTGAAACATCACCGAACATGAAAACTGTTAAAGTTGAATTCGATGTCAATAACGATGCGCTTACTAGTATTGTTAACGGCAGAAATGCTAAACGCAATTCTGAGTATTACTTATAAAGGAGGTTACAAATGGACATAGAATTAACAAAAAAAGATGGTACTGTAATCAAATTAAGTGAATACGGGTTTATCGTTAACGATATAGTAATTGATAGCATGCAAATCAACACAAAGTATCAAGACAAAGAAAATATGAACGGTCGTATATTAATGGGGAGCAATTATATCAGTAGAGATATAGTTGTTCCTTGTTTTTGTAAAGTTAAAAATCGTTCAGACATTGCTTATATGCGAGATATGTTGTATAGGTTAACGACAGACATAGAACCTATGTATTTACGAGAAATAAGAAGAAAAGAAGAGTTGAATTACAGGTTTACTCAACCAACTTCTGATGATTACGTGAAATTAGATAAAAACAACTTCCCGGATTATGAATATTCAAGACACGATCAACAAATTTATGTAAATGGTAAACAGTATAAAGTTATTTTTAACGGAGTTATAAACCCTAAACAAAAAGATAATAAAGTTTCTTTTGAACTAAAATTCGAAACTACAGAATTACCATACGGCGAAAGTATTGGAACAAGCCTAGAGTTAGAAGAAAACAAAAAGGTTGGATTGTGGTCGTTTGATTTTAATATTGATTGGCATGCAGGCGGAGACAAAAGAAAGTATACATTTGAAAATTTGAGCAAAGGTACAGTTTACTATCATGGTAGTGCTCCTAACGACCAATTCAACATGTATAAAAAGATAACAATTATTTTAGGCGAAGATACAGAATCGTTTGTATGGAATTTAACGCATGCTGAAATAATGAAAATTGAGGGGATTAAACTAAAAGCTGGAGACAAAATTGTTTATGATAGCTTTCGAGTTTATAAAAACGGTGTCGAAATAAGCACTGAAACGAACATAGCCCAACCAAAATTTAAATACGGAGCTAATAAATTTGAGTTTAATCAAACAGTTCAAAAAGTTCAGTTTGATTTGAAATTTTATTATAAGTAGGTGTCAGAATGACAATAATTGTAAGACCACCTAAAGGTAATGGCGCACCTGTACCAGTAGAAACAACTTTAGTGAAAAAAGTTAATGCTGATGGTGTATTAACTTTTGATATTCTAGAAAATAAATATACTTATGAAGTTATTAACGCTATAGGGAAAAGATGGATTGTTAGTCATGTCGAAGGTGAAAACGACAAGAAAGAATATGTAATAACTGTCATTGATAGGAAATCAGAAGGCGACAGACAACTGGTTGAATGTACTGCTAGAGAGATTCCCATAGACAAGTTAATGATTGATAGAATTTATGTTAATGTAACAGGATCTTTTACAGTAGAAAGATATTTTAACATTGTGTTTCAAGGTACTGGAATGCTTTTTGAAGTCGAGGGCAAAGTTAAATCTTCAAAGTTTGAAAACGGCGGTGAAGGCGACACAAGGTTAGAAATGTTAAAAAAAGGTTTGGAACATTTTGGATTAGAATATAAGATCACATATGACAAAAAGAAAGACAGATATAAGTTTGTATTGACGCCTTTTGCAAATCAAAAAGCGTCTTATTTTATTTCTGACGAAGTCAACGCCAACGCTATAAAACTCGAGGAAGATGCAAGTGATTTCGCCACCTTCATTAGAGGATATGGTAATTATTCAGGAGAAGAAACATTCGAACACGCTGGGCTCGTAATGGAAGCTAGAAGTGCATTAGCTGAAATATACGGCGACATCCACGCAGAACCATTTAAAGATGGTAAAGTGACTGACCAAGAAACTATGGATAAAGAATTACAATCGAGATTGAAAAAGTCGTTAAAACAATCTTTGTCTTTGGACTTTTTGGTGTTAAGAGAATCATATCCAGAAGCAGACCCACAACCCGGAGACATAGTACAAATAAAATCTACCAAACTAGGTTTGAATGATTTAGTCCGTATAGTACAAGTTAAAACGATTAGGGGTATAAACAATGTAATTGTTAAGCAAGATGTAACGCTTGGTGAGTTTAATCGAGAACAACGATATATGAAAAAAGTTAATACTGCAGCTAACTATGTTTCTGGATTAAATGACGTTAATCTTTCCAATCCTAGTAAAGCGGCAGAAAACTTAAAATCTAAAGTTGCATCAATAGCTAAATCAACACTCGATTTGATGAGTAGAACTGATTTGATTGAAGATAAACAACAGAAGGTAAGCTCTAAAACTGTGACTACATCTGACGGCACTATCGTTCATGATTTTATAGATAAATCAAACATTAAAGATGTAAAAACAATTGGAACGATTGGCGATTCTGTAGCTAGAGGATCACATGCGAAAGCAAATTTCACTGAAATGTTAGGCAATAAATTAAAAGCCAAAACAACAAACCTTGCAAGAGGTGGCGCTACAATGGCAACAGTTCCAATAGGTAAAGAAGCGGTAGAAAACAGCATTTATAGACAAGCAGAGCAAATAAGAGGAGACCTAATCATATTACAAGGTACAGATGATGACTGGTTACATGGTTATTGGGCAGGCGTACCGATAGGCACTGATAAAACGGATACTAAAACGTTTTATGGTGCCTTTTGTTCTGCAATTGAAGTTATTCGGAAAAATAATCCAACTTCAAAAATACTTGTAATGACAGCTACTAGACAATGTCCTATGAGTGGCACAACGATACGTCGTAAAGATACTGATAAAAACAAATTAGGGTTAACGTTAGAGGATTATGTCAACGCTCAGATATTGGCTTGTAGTGAATTGGATGTACCAGTATATGATGCCTATCATACAGATTATTTTAAGCCATATAATCCAGCGTTCAGAAAATCAAGTATGCCAGACGGATTGCATCCGAACGAGAGGGGTCATGAAGTTATTATGTACGAACTTATTAAAAATTATTACCAGTTTTACGGATAGAAAAGGAGGAAGACATGGATAACAAATTAATTACAGACTTAAGTAGAGTTTTCGATTACAGATATGTAGATGAAAATGAGTATAATTTCAAGCTTATTTCAGACATGCTGACTGATTTTAATTTCTCTCTTGAATACCATAGAAATAAAGAGGTATTTGCACATAATGGAGAGCAAATAAAGTATGAGCATTTAAATGTCACAAGTAGCGTCTCTGATTTTTTAACGTATCTAAACGGCCGTTTCAGCAATATGGTACTAGGTCATAACGGCGACGGTATCAACGAAGTAAAAGACGCGCGTGTTGATAATACTGGTTATGATCATAAGACATTGCAAGATCGTTTGTATCATGATTATTCAACACTAGATGCTTTCACTAAAAAGGTTGAGAAAGCTGTAGATGAAAACTATAAAGAATATCGAGCTACAGAATACCGATTCGAACCAAAAGAGCAAGAACCGGAATTCATCACAGATTTATCGCCATATACTAACGCAGTAATGCAATCATTTTGGGTAGACCCTAGAACGAAAATTATTTATATGACACAAGCGCGTCCAGGCAATCATTACATGTTATCTAGATTGAAGCCCAACGGACAATTTATTGATAGATTGCTTGTTAAAAACGGCGGTCACGGTACACACAATGCGTATAGATACATTGATGGAGAATTATGGATTTATTCAGCTGTATTGGACAGTAACAAAAACAACAAGTTTGTACGTTTCCAATATAGAACTGGAGAAATAACTTATGGTAATGAAATGCAAGATGTCATGCCGAATATATTTAACGACAGATATACGTCAGCGATTTATAATCCTATAGAAAATTTAATGATTTTCAGACGTGAATATAAAGCTTCTGAAAGACAAGCTAAGAATTCATTGAATTTCATTGAAGTAAGAAGTGCTGACGATATTGATAAAGGTATAGACAAAGTATTGTATCAAATGGATATACCTATGGAATACACTTCAGATACACAACCTATGCAAGGTATCACTTATGATGCAGGTATCTTATATTGGTATACAGGTGATTCGAATACAGCCAACCCTAACTACTTACAAGGTTTCGATATAAAAACAAAAGAATTGTTATTTAAACGACGTATCGATATAGGCGGTGTGAATAACAACTTTAAAGGAGATTTCCAAGAGGCTGAGGGTCTAGATATGTATTACGATCTAGAAACAGGACGTAAAGCACTTTTAATCGGGGTAACTATTGGACCAGGTAACAACAGACATCACTCAATTTATTCTATCGGCCAAAGAGGTGTTAACCAATTCTTGAAAAACATCGCGCCTCAAGTATCAATGACTGATTCAGGCGGACGTGTTAAACCGTTACCAATACAGAACCCAGCATATCTAAGTGATATTACGGAAGTTGGTCATTACTATATCTATACGCAAGACACACAAAATGCGTTAGATTTCCCGTTACCGAAAGCGTTTAGAGATGCAGGTTGGTTCTTTGATGTACTGCCTGGACACTATAATGGTGCTCTAAGACAAGTACTTACCAGAAACAGCACAGGTAGAAATATGCTTAAATTTGAACGTGTCATTGACATTTTCAATAAGAAAAACAACGGAGCATGGAATTTCTGTCCGCAAAACGCCGGTTATTGGGAACATATCCCTAAGAGTATTACAAAATTATCAGATTTAAAAATCGTTGGTTTAGATTTCTATATCACTACTGAAGAATCAAAACGATTTACTGATTTTCCTAAAGACTTTAAAGGTATTGCAGGTTGGATATTAGAAGTAAAATCGAATACACCAGGTAACACAACACAAGTGCTAAGACGTAATAACTTTGCTTCTGCTCACCAGTTTTTCGTTAGAAACTTTGGTACTGGTGGTAATAGTGGTTGGAGCATAATAGAAGGTAAGGAGGTTGAATAATGGTAGTAGATAATTTTTCAAAAGATGATAACTTAATCGAGTTACAAACAACATCACAATATAATCCGGTTATTGACACAAACATCAGTTTCTATGAATCAGATAGAGGAACTGGTGTTTTAAATTTTGCAGTAACTAAGAATAATAAGCCGTTATCAATCAGCAAACATAATGCGATGACTAGTATTGTGCTTAAGACGGATAACTTCGACGATGAACACGGCGCTTATATTAGTGATGAACTTACAATTGTTGATGCAATTAATGGACGAATGCAATACGTTATCCCAAACGAGTTCTTAAAATACACTGGTCGAGTACATGCGCAAGCATATTTTACTCAAAACGGTAGCAATAACGTAATTGTAGAGCGTCAATTTAACTTCAATATCCAGAATGATCTAATTAGTAATTTTGACAGTAAAACAAAGCTAGTTTATATCAAATCAATTCAGGACTTAACAGAAAGTGTTAAAGAAGAAGTTGAGGACTTAAAGAAAAGTTTGAGTGATACAAAATCGTTGGTTACTGAAATTGATAGTCGTATTAATCAAGGTATTCAAAGATTAGAAATCAAACAAAATGAAGCGGTACAGATGATTACAACAACACAAGACAAAGCCGTTCAATATATAAATAGCGAGTTCCAGAAAATTGTTGATAAAGAGCAAGCGATTTTTGAACGTGTTAACGAAGTTGAACAACAAATCAATGGCGCTGACCTTGTTAAAGGTAATTCAACAACAAATTGGCAAAAGTCTAAACTTACTGATGATTACGGTAAAGCGATCGAATCATCTGAACAGTCAATAGAAGCTGTTTTAAGACACGCTAACTCATCTATGATTATTCATATTACTAATGCAAAAGATGCGCCAGAAAAGGCGGATATAGGCACGTTAGAGAAGCCCGGACAAGATGGTGTTGATGACGGTTCTTCGTTCGATGAATCAACTTATACATCAAGCAAATCTGGTGTGTTAGTTGTTTATGTTGTTGATAATAATACTGCTCGTGCAACATGGTACCCAGATGATTCAAACGATGAGTACACAAAATACAAAATCTACGGCACGTGGTACCCGTTTTATAAAAAGAATGATGGAAACTTAACTAAGCAATTTGTTGAAGAAATATCTAACAACACACTGAATCAAGCTAAACAGTATGTAGATGGTAAGTTACAAAGTATAAGTTGGCAACAACATAAGTTAACAGAACATAACGGTCAATCAATCCAAAAGAACTTATATAACGCCAAAGGTAATTTAGAAGCATTGGGCGCTGGGAATTATTACGTAACAAGTGTGCCTGATTTACCAGGTAGCGTTGAAAGTTATGAGGGTTATTTATCGGTATTCGTTAAAGATGATACAAACAAGCTATTTAACTTCACACCTTATAACTCTAAAAAGATTTACACACGATCAATCACAAACGGCAGACTTGAGCAACAGTGGACAGTTCCTAATGAACATAAATCAACGGTATTGTTCGACGGTGGCGCAAATGGTGTAGGTACAACAATCAATCTAACTGAACCGTACACAAACTATTCTATTTTGTTGGTAAGTGGAACTTATCCAGGTGGCGTTATTGAGGGATTCGGACTAACTGCATTACCTAACGCGATTCAATTGAGTAAAGCGAATGTAGTTGACTCAGACGGCAACGGTGGCGGTATTTATGAGTGCTTACTATCCAAAACAAGTAGCACTACTTTAAGAATAGATAACGATGTGTACTTTGATTTAGGTAAAACATCAGGTTCTGGAGCGAATGCCAACAAAGTTACTATAACTAAAATTATGGGGTGGAAATAATGAAAATCACAGTAAACGATAAAAACGAAGTTATCGGATTCGTTAATACTGGCGGTTTACGCAATAGTTTAGATGTAGATGATAACAATGTGCCTATTAAATTTAAAGAAGAGTTCGAACCTAGAAAGTTTGTTTTCACAAACGGCGAAATTAAATACAATAGCAATTTCGAAAAAGAAGACGTACCGAATGCATCAAACCAACAAAGTGCGTCAGATTTAAGTGATGAGGAACTTCGCGGAATGGTTGCGAGTATGCAAATGCAGGTGGCACAAGTAAACGTATTAACAATGGAATTAGCTCAACAAAACGCTATGTTAACACAACAGTTGACTGAACTGAAAACTAACAAAACAAGTACTGAGGGGGACGTTTAAATAATGAAGATGATTTATCCAACTTTTAAAGACATTAAAACTTTTTATGTTTGGGGTTACTATAAAAACGAGCAAATTAAGTGGTACGTAGACAAGGGTTTAATCGATAAAGAAGAATACGCTTTAATCACTGGAGAAAAATATCCAGAAACAAAAGATGAAAAGTCACAGGTGTAATGCTTGTGGCTTTTTAATTTGAATAAAGTGGGTGGCATAATGTTTGGATTTACCAAACGACATGAACAAGATTGGCGTTTAACGCGATTAGAAGAAAATGATAAGACTATGTTTGAAAAATTCGACAGAATAGAAGATAGTCTTAGAGCGCAAGAAAAGATTTATGACAAATTAGATAGAAATTTTGAAGAATTAAAGCGCGACAAGGTAGAAGATGAAAAGAATAAAGAAAAGAATGCCAAGAATATTAGAGACATAAAAATGTGGATTCTAGGTTTGATAGGGACTATCTTCAGTACGATTGTCATAGCTTTACTAAGAACTATTTTTGGTATTTAAAGGAGGTGATTACCATGCTTAAAGGGATTTTAGGATATAGCTTCTGGGCGTGCTTCTGGTTTGGTAAATGTAAATAACAGTTAAGAGTCAGTGCTTCGGCACTGGCTTTTTATTTTGATTGAAATGAGGTGCATACATGGGATTACCTAATCCGAAAAATAGAAAGCCCACAGCTAGTGAAGTGGTTGAATGGGCGTTATATATCGCTAAAAACAAAATAGCTATTGATGTACCTGGTTCTGGAATGGGAGCACAATGCTGGGATTTACCTAATTATTTACTCGATAAATATTGGGGATTTAGAACATGGGGAAATGCTGATGCTATGGCTCAGAAATCTAATTATAGAGGTAGAGATTTCAAGATAATTAGAAATACAAAAGATTTTGTACCACAACCAGGCGACTGGGGTGTTTGGACTGGTGGTTGGGCAGGACATGTAAACATTGTAGTGGGACCATGCACAAAAGACTATTGGTATGGTGTGGATCAAAACTGGTATACAAATAATGCAACAGGAAGTCCGCCGTATAAAATCAAACACTCTTATCATGATGGACCAGGTGGAGGAGTTAAATATTTTGTTAGACCACCATATCATCCGGAGAAATCTACGCCGGCACCTAAACCCGAAGACGACAGTGATAATAACGAAAAAAATAATAAAAAAGTTCCGATTTGGAAAGATGTAACAACTATAAAGTACACAATTTCTAGTCAAGAAGTTAATTATCCAGAATATATTCATCATTTTATAGTAGAGGGTAATCGACGACTCGAAAAACCTAAAGGAATAATGATTAGAAATGCTCAAACAATGAGTTCAGTAGAAAATTTATATAACAGTAGGAAGAAATACAAACAAGATGTGGAATATCCCCACTTTTATGTAGATAGACATAATATTTGGGCTCCTAGAAGAGCGGTATTTGAGGTTCCTAATGAACCTGATTATATAGTTATAGACGTATGTGAAGATTATAGTGCGAGTAAAAACGAATTTATTTTCAATGAAATTCACGCAATGGTTGTAGCTGTAGATATGATGATCAAATATGAGATACCTCTAAGTATTGAAAATTTAAAAGTAGACGACAGCATTTGGCGTTCTATGTTGGAACATGTTAATTGGAATATGATTGACAACGGTGTTCCCCCTAAAGATAAATACGAAGCATTAGAAAAGGCATTATTTAATATATTTAAAAACAGAGAAAAATTATTAAATTCTATAACTAAACCAACAGTAACAAAATCTAGAATAAAAGTTATGGTAGATAATAAAAACGCTGATATAGCGAATGTAAGAGACTCATCACCAACAGCTAACAATGGCTCGGCATCTAAACAACCGCAGATTATAACTGAAACGAGCCCTTATACATTCAAACAAGCACTGGATAAACAAATGGCAAGAGGTAACCCGAAAAAATCTAATGCTTGGGGCTGGGCTAACGCTACACGAGCTCAAACGGGCTCGGCAATGAATGTTAAACGAATATGGGAAAGTAACACGCAGTGCTACCAAATGCTTAATTTAGGCAAGTATCAAGGTGTTTCAGTTAGTTCACTTAATAAGATACTTAAAGGTAAGGGGACATTGAATAATCAAGGTAAAGCGTTCGCAGAAGCTTGTAAAAAGCACAACATTAATGAAATTTATTTAATCGCGCATGCTTTCTTAGAAAGTGGATATGGAACAAGTAACTTCGCTAACGGAAAAGATGGAGTATACAACTACTTCGGCATTGGCGCTTACGACAACAATCCTAACTACGCAATGACGTTTGCAAGGAATAAAGGTTGGACAACTCCAGCAAAAGCAATCATGGGCGGTGCTAGCTTCGTAAGAAAGGATTACATCAACAAAGGGCAGAATACACTGTACCGAATTAGATGGAATCCTAAAAATCCAGCTACACATCAATATGCTACTGCTATAGAGTGGTGCCAACATCAAGCAAGTACAATCGCTAAGCTATATAAAAAAATCGGCTTAAAAGGTATCTACTTTATAAGAGATAAATATAAATAAAGAGGTGTATAAATGTACAAAATAAAAGATGTTGAAACGAGAATAAAAAATGATGGTGTTGACTTAGGTGACATTGGCTGTCGATTTTACACTGAAGATGAAAATACAGCATCTATAAGAATAGGTATCAATGACAAACAAGGTCGTATCGATCTAAAAGCACATGGCTTAACACCTAGATTACATTTGTTTATGGAAGATGGCTCTATATTCAAAAATGAGCCCCTTATTATCGACGATGTTGTAAAAGGATTCATTACCTACAAGATACCTAAAAAGGTTATCAAACACGCTGGTTATGTTCGTTGTAAGCTGTTTTTAGAGAAAGAAGAAGAAAAAATACATGTCGCGAACTTTTCTTTCAATATCGTTGATAGTGGTATTGAATCTGCTGTAGCAAAAGAAATCGATGTTAAATTGGTAGATGATGCTATTACGAGAATCTTAAAAGATAACGCGACAGATTTATTGAACAAAGACTTTAAAGAGAAAATAGATAAAGATGTCATTTCTTACATCGAAAAGAATGAAAGTAGATTTAAAGGTGCGAAAGGTGAAGCAGGTAAAAAAGGAGAACAAGGCGCACCCGGTAAAAACGGTACTGTAGTATCAATCAATCCTGACACTAAAATGTGGCAAATTGATGGTAAAGATACAGATATCAAAGCAGAACCTGAGTTATTGGACAAAATCAATATCGCAAATGTTGAAGGGTTAGAAGATAAATTGCAAGAAGTTAAAAAAATCAAAGATACAACTCTCAACGACTCTAAAACGTATACGGATTCAAAAATTGCTGAACTAGTTGATAGCGCGCCTGAATCTATGAATACATTAAGAGAATTAGCAGAAGCAATACAAAACAACTCTATTTCAGAAAGTGTATTGCAACAGATTGGCTCAAAAGTTAGTACAGAAGATTTTGAGGAATTCAAACAAACACTAAATGATTTATATGCTCCAAAAAATCATAATCATGATGAGCGGTATGTTTTGTCATCTCAAGCTTTTACTAAACAACAAGCGGATAATTTATATCAACTAAAAAGCGCATCTCAACCGACGGTTAAAATTTGGACAGGAACAGAAAATGAATATAACTATATATATCAAAAAGACCCTAATACACTTTACTTAATTAAGGGGTGATTTTTATGGAAGGTAATTTTAAAAATGTAAAGAAGTTTATTTACGAAGGCGAAGAATATACAAAAGTATATGCTGGAAATATCCAAGTATGGAAAAAGCCTTCATCTTTTGTAATAAAACCCTTACCTAAAAATAAATATCCGGATAGCATAGAAGATTCAACAGCAAAATGGACAATAAATGGAGTTGAACCTAATAAAAGTTATCAGGTGACAATAGAAAATGTACGTAGCGGTATAATGAGGATTTCGCAAACTAATTTAGGGTCAAGTGAATTAGGAATATCAGGAGTCAATAGCGGAGTTGCAAGTAAAAATATCAACTTTAGTAATCCTTCAGGGACGTTGTATGTCACTATAAGTGATGTTTATTCAGGATCTCCGACATTGACCATTGAATAATTTTAAACGACTAATTTTTTAGTCGTTTTTTATTTTGGATAAAAGGAGCAAACAAATGGATATCGGTACAATCGTAAGAACAATTTTATTAATAGTCGCATGGATCAATCAGTTTTTAGCAATCAAACATATTTCTCCAATCCCAGTTGACGAAGTGTTTATAAGCACAGTCGTTACTGGGATTGTTTCAATTTGGACGTGGTGGAAGAATAACAACTTTACTCACGCATCTAAGAAAGGGCAACAAAAAATTTATGAAGTAAAAGCTGGCATTCAGTCAACTGGTGGCGCACCTAAAGTGAACGGAGATGATAACAATGCCGTCGGTTAGAACATACAGTCAAGCTATTAGCTACCTTAAAAGCCTAGAGGGTAAGGCGTGGAATCCAGACAATGCATTTGGATGTCAATGCTTCGATACTGCCAACCAATATTGGCTTTACTTATTTAATCATAGGTTGAAAGGTGTGGGCGCTGCGGACATTCCTACATGGAATGATTTCACTAACGAAGCAACCGTTTACGAAAATACTGTGTCGTTTCAAGCATTGCCGGGCGACGTCGTTATTTTTAACCGTAATTATGGCGGTGGTTATGGTCATGTAGGTATTGTAATAAGCGCTACGTTAGATTCTATAACTATTTTAGAGCAGAACTGGCTAGGCGGTGCTTACTGGAGCCCACCAGAAGTTACTACAAGACGCACACACGGCTATGATTTTCCTATGTGGTTCATTCGTCCATTCTATGCAAAAGAAACGACTGCTAATAAGCTAAGAAGCGCAGTAACACCAGTTAAACAAGATAAGTTATCAAAAGGCAAAAAAATCATGCTTGTAGCTGGTCATGGTATTGGCGCATACTCTAACGACCCAGGTGCCGTTGCGAATGGAGAAAACGAAAGAGATTTTAACCGTAAAAATATTATCCCTAGAGTGAAAAAGTATCTTGAGTCAGTAGGTAACACAGTATTGTTATACGGTGGCAACTCGATGAATCAAGATTTATATCAAGATACATTGTACGGTCAACGTGTTGGAAACTATAAAGATTATGGCATGTACTGGATTAAAAGCGAAGTCAAACCGGATGCAATCATAGAGTTTCATTTAGATTCTGCTAGCCCACAAGCAAGTGGCGGGCATGTAATCATTAGCGATCGTTTCCCAGCTGATGACATTGACAAGGCATTAAGTAGTGCATTAGATAAAACAGTGGGTAAAATAAGAGGTGTGACACCTAGAGGGGATTTATTGAACGCTAACGTGTCTGCTGATCTTAATCTTAATTATCGTTTAATCGAATTAGGTTTTATCACATCTACGAAAGATTTAAACTACATTAAAAACAATTTAGACAGCTTCACGAAGCGGATTGCTGAAGCCATTAACGGCAGACAAATTGATGCGCCAAGTAGTAAGCCAAGCGCTGACAAAATAACATGGAATTGGAAAGGCGTATTTTATCCTAATCCAGAAAAAGCTATAAGAGTCAGAAAAACAGCTGGATTAACCGGCACAGTCGTTGAAGAAGATTCATGGCTATACACAAAAGATGATTGGGTAAAATTCGACCAAGTCATTAAAAAAGATGGCTACTGGTGGATTAGATTCAAATATCAACGTGAGGGCTCTAGTACTAACAATTTCTATTGTGCAGTGTGTAGAATTACTGATAAGGAACAAAAGATTAAAAATGAAAAATATTGGGGCACGATTGAGTGGGCTTAATAGGTTGTACCTATAAAAAGAAAAGAGGTAGGTTATTTTCTTCCTACCTCTAAAAATGATTATCTTTCTATTGTTATATGAGTTATATCTTTAGGACTAATCAGTCTATTTTTTACATTAGAATCTTGATCTCCTACCTTGCCATATACTTTTTCATCAGAAGGATCTTTACTATGGATAGTTACTTTATCACCGACTTTAACAATATGCTTTTCTTTTAATTTATCTACTAATTTTTTCCATGCATCATTTGCCTCTATTGTGTTTCCGTTTGGATTAACTCTTGTAATATCGACACGGTTAACGCTATCAGGACTAACGGTGCTGTTATTAGTATTACTAAGATTATCTAAGTTCGCAGTCCCAGAAATTTCGCTCTCTCCACCGTTTTTTAATTTATATTTTACTTTAATCGTTTCTTTGTCTGTTTTATCAATGATATTTGCGTCTTTTAAAGCGTCTCTTACATTTTTCCACAATTCGCTATCTGTTATTTCAGAAGCTTTTGCAACGTTATTAATACCATTATAATTTGAAGAAGAATGAAAACCTGAACCTACTGTTGTTAAAACTAAAGCACTTGCTATCAATGTTTTTGTTAATAGTTTTTTATTCATTTTATTTTCTCCTATAACTTATTTGCAATCGATTACAAAGTAATTTTAGAATTATTATTTATGTAAATCAATTAAATAATTATTAACAAATCCATAAAATTTTATCATTGAAATATAATAATTTTGAGCTAGAAATATTCGTCATTTATGCTATAATCGTTTTAGACACAGCAATGTGTTCAAATTTTCATCTATTCGTAAGTTAGCCTTCGGGCTGACTTTTTATTTCCATTATTCACATGTTAATCTTGTTGTTGTTTAGGCAGGTACTTCGGTACTTGCCTATTTTTTTATGCAAATTTTAAAAAACACTTGAATAATAAACGTTTGTTTAGTATAATTATATTTGTAGGTTAGTTGATGACTTACAAATTATGTGTAAGGAGGTGAAAAGCCTCATGCTAGACATAATAAAAACACTTCTAGAACATCAAGTATTGGCAGTACTGATAATTCCAGAAGTGTTAAAACAACTTAGAGAATGGCATCTCGGCTACTTAGACCGAAAGCCAAACAACAAAGATTAACATTATGCTTGGAGCCTGATGGCTCCTCCTTACACTTATATAATATAATATTATTTGGAGGTTTTCAATTATGACAGAACAAATGTATTTAATATTGTTTTTATTAAGCCTACCATTGTTATTATTTATCGGGAGAAAAACACATTTTTATTGTTTAGATAAAAAGAATGGACGTAGATAATATGAGTGATTATAAATTAAAAATAATTGAATTGATCAAAAGTGATATAACAGGTTACCAAATTCACAAACAAACTGGCGTAGCGCAATATGTAATTTCACAATTAAGGCAAGGAAAGCGCGAAGTAGATAACTTAACTTTAAATACAACTGAAAAACTATACAGTTACGCACGACAAGTGTTATAATATAAAAGCGAAATGGTCATTCTTGAAATGACTCGGTCGCTACTGGCACAGACCGTTTAAAGTGTCACCACAACATGAACTGAGAATTCATATGACGTTGCTGACGAGCGACAAAGCTCTGTGTTCCTGGATGGGAGTAAGTTTGTGTGGTGGTGCATAACAAGTCGCTGAAATATTTGCGACATAATAAAACATATTATCGGTTTTATTATGTGCTGCAGGCAAACCTTAACCACCCATACTAGTTACTGGGTGGTTGTTTATATATAACGCAAGTTAACCAAAACTAACTCTATCTAATAAAAAGTATGAAAAATTTATTCATATCTATCTAATAAAAAGTATGAAAAATTTATTCATATCTATTTAATAAAAAGTATGAAAAATTTACTCATATCTATTGCGTATAAAGTTAAAAGATATTATAGTTAACTATGAAGAAAGTCAACTCTCTATTCCGTTCTTTCTTCCTAACTTGCATTCTTTCGTAGTTAGTTCGTCAAGTAACTATTAATTTAGTTATATACAATCAGGAGTGAATTGTATAGCCCGGCAGAGGCCATATATCTGACTGTTGGTCCCGCAGGAGACTTCTTCCTTGCCATCACTCATATACATAATCCCTACTTACATTAATGTTTGTAGGGATATTTTTTAAGGGGTGTACTAGGTGGGGAACACAACGTATTTAAAAATAAATAGTGAAAACGATGTTGATTTACAAGACATCTTGAATGATTTTATTAATTGCTTTTGCAAAGGTTATGTGGAAATTAAAACGAAATATAAATTGCTTCCCATCTTTAAAATAAATTTTCATAAAAATAATTTACCCCACTTATTAGGTTTGCATTACACACATAAAAAAGTGAGCGCTAAAAAGATCATTGGAAGAATAGCTGAAGGGAAAATTACACACGAATCTATAAAAAAACATTATGAATATAGTAACATTAAAGATAGGCTTATCAATTATAATTTTTTGCATAAATGCTTTATTGATAAAGAAATCAGGCTATGCGTTATAGTTCCAAAAAATTCAATTAATCCACAAAAGATTGATGTAGCTTTTATAGATGACAAGAACAGCCAAGTTATGATACTCGGGTTAAGGAAGTCTAACAATAATGATTTTTATAGTCCGGCGACTATGTACGTTCTGGGTAAAAACAGTTCATATCGAAGAATGAGAAGAACACATGTTATTAGCATAGAATGGAAAAATTAATAAATTCGCCTATCGGTGAATCAGTATAGATCGCATCTTAAATGGTGTGTTTATTTTACTCCCCCTACAACCAACAAAACCACACCACCTATTAATTTAGGAGTGTGGTTATTTTAATATATGAAGCTAAAATAACTACAAATGATACCATTTTTGATACCAAAAAATAATAACCTCAAAATTTCGAGAGAAATAACTTCATTTTAAATCGCATTAAATCAACGTTTCTATAAAAATAAGTCCTTAAAAATTAGTTTTTTCAATCGAAATGGAAGGTAGTATTGGATAGCTTTAAACCGCGTTGTTAAGCTATTCATAACTACCGAAAATGGTTATTGATACCATTTTGATACTGAATATAACAAAAAGCCACATTTATGTGGCTTTTTTGGTTTTATAACTAAATCGGATTGATAGATAAGCTTTGTACTTATTTATCAGTTCGATTTTTTGATTGATGTAAAAAATCATTGATGGTGGATAAAGCGACAACACAAATACAACATGATTGTGGCATTAGAGTGATGGTCTTTATTAAATTAATTGAAAACTACATCAAATATTCTTTAAAGATAATTCGATAATAGTTCGATTAAGTTTCGATGTATAAGTGAGTTAAAATAAGAAAACTATTAATAATATTAAGTTCACTACAGATGTTGCTAATGGACCGTAAGTTTTAAAGACATCTTTACTTTTATAACCAACAATCGCATCTAAAAATTGAACTAAAATCATTGCAATGGATATAGTTATCAAAAATATAGCACTATGAATGACTAAAGAAAAAACAGCTAATAAAAATAAAGGTAAGCTTCGACTAAGTGCATAATAAGCATTTATATTATGGCTAGATGCACATGCTCGAATTGAATAACCTAAACTTACACTGGCACTAATGATTGTAAATATTGCTAAAACAAAATACATGTTAATCCTTCTTTCTTTATCGAGAATTTTAAATAAGTTTACTTAAAAGTAAAATTCATACTGTCTTCAATAATCATCTCTAGTATAACTTTATTCAAAGTTAATGACTATCATGTGGATTCTTTTTAAATAATTCCACAAGTTTTTATACTACATTCAGATTAAAGCACTAAACCTCGTCATATTAGAATCTTTTGTAAAAGGCATTTTAGTTACTATTAATAAAAGTATTATATATAATGAATTTTATATGGTTTATTAAACTAGAACGTCGGGAATTAAGTAACTACAACAAAAATAAGATATGACAATAAGGAGACGACACACGTGATCATTGCCATAATTATATTGATATTTATTTCGTTTTTCTTTTCAGGAAGTGAGACTGCATTAACAGCTGCAAATAAAACCAAATTTAAAACAGAAGCTGACAAAGGTGATAAAAAAGCGAAAGGCATAGTAAGGTTACTAGAAAAACCAAGTGAGTTCATTACAACAATTTTAATAGGGAATAATGTCGCAAATATATTGCTACCAACACTTGTAACTATTATGGCATTACGCTGGGGCATCAGTGTTGGAATTGCATCAGCTGTCTTAACTGTTATTATCATTTTGATTTCTGAAGTGATTCCAAAGTCTGTAGCAGCAACATTTCCGGACAAAATAACGAGACTTGTATATCCGGTTATCAATATTTGTGTGTTTGTATTTCGTCCAATTACACTACTTTTAAATAAATTAACAGACAGTATTAATCGAAGTTTATCAAAAGGACAACCACAAGAGCATCAATTCTCTAAAGAAGAGTTTAAAACGATGTTAGCAATTGCAGGGCACGAAGGTGCTTTAAATGAAATTGAGACAAATAGACTAAAAGGTGTTATTAATTTTGAAAATTTAAAAGTTAAAGATGTCGACACAACACCAAGAGTTAATGTGACTGCATTTGCATCAAATGCGACATATGAAGAAGTTTATGAAACGGTTATGAATAAACCTTACACAAGATATCCGGTGTATGAAGGTGATATAGATAACATCATTGGCGTGTTTCATTCTAAATATTTATTAGCTTGGAGTAATAATAAAGAAAATCAAATTACAAACTATTCAGCTAAACCATTATTTGTGAATGAACATAACAAAGCGGAGTGGGTATTACGTAAGATGACAATTTCTAGAAAACATTTAGCTATTGTATTAGACGAATTTGGTGGAACTGAAGCGATTGTGTCACATGAGGATTTAATTGAAGAATTGTTAGGTATGGAAATTGAGGACGAGATGGATAAAAAAGAAAAAGAAAAACTTTCTCGACAACAAATACAATACCAACAGCGAAAAAAACGTAACATTTCAATCTAA